GCAACCTCGCCGCCGATACCGAAGGCGAAGACGCCGACGCCGAAGATGATCAAAAGCATAGAGTCATGAGCATGCAAGAGTCCGCCTAAGATGATCAAGAGAAGACCGCCGACAGCATTGATCCGGAAGAAGCGGCGGAGAGTGTAGAAGGTTCGCATGATATGAAATCCTTTTAGATGAGAGAGGACCGGCGGCGAGCGCCGCCGGTCCGTTGGGTTTAGGCCTTCGCCTTGATACCCGTCGCGGCGCGAGCCGCGATCAGGTGATCCGCGACCGCTTGTGCAAGCGGAGCCTTGATCGTCTTCGCCGTCTTCGCCTTGTCGATCTGGTCGATTACGTTATCGATCAGCGCGGCAAGCGCGGCGATGTTGATCGGCTTCGCCTTCGCGCGAGTCGCGGACTTCTCCGCCTTCACCTTCTCCGCTTCCATGCGCTCCGTCTCATCCGCGCTATACAGCGAGTCAATCGCCGCCGCCTTGCGCGCCTCGCGACCCGCATCGAAGAAGGAGGACCACATAACGCGCGTCCGCCCATCAATGCGCTTGCGATAGGCAGTGAGCGCCTCCCATACCGGCTTATCCTTCGACTTCAGGTGAGCGTAGGACGTATGCGCGACGCATGCCTCCGTGGCCTTCACCGTTACGTCAGCCGGTCGCGGATCGCTCGCATCCATCAGGAGGAGCGCGCCGTTGTCGCCGCGCTTGTAGCGGATCGGCAGCGCGGTCGCGATGTACTGATCGCGAATACCGGCACAGATCGCGTCGCGAACCTCGTCACTCACGTTCGCCGGGTCGCCGTTGAAGTCAACTCCGTTGGCCTTGGCGTAGGCGGTAAACAAGGCGCGCTCCGCCTTGTGCGAGTCAAAGCGAACCGCCGCCAGTGATCCGAAGTCCTGCCATGATTGGCAATCCTTCAACCAACTGATAACGGTATCGAGGACCTTACCGTTAGCGACGAGAATCTCCGTAGCGCGCTCTGCGCGAGTGGAGAGGGTAGCGGCGACAGCCGCAGAGACAGTAGAACTAGACATCTAAGTAACTCCGTTTAATCGCGGTATGCGCCGCGCCGCTTCCCCTACTGGGGACCTTGAGAATACACCTTTCAACTATGATTGCAATACCTCACGCAATCTTTTTTGAAGATTTTTTTTAGTGCGTTAGGTGGCTAACGCACCTGTTTTTTGTCGCAATCGCGGCGCAATCGCAACCGATTCTGAAGCGCTCTGCGCCGCGCGCCGCGCCGCCTATGTCATGGCATGGGTAAAAATAAAAACCGCTCATTCGGCTTCTCGCGCGGTCGCGCCGCCGGACCCACCGGACCCGCATCACCCCGATTTTTGATTGGGTCCCCACGCGCGGCACGCCGCTTGAATTCACACAAATACCCCCCTCTTTTCCCCATTTCTAAAACTCTATTAGGAAACACCCCCCTTGATGGAACCGCAGGGTTCCTATATAAGTCCCATATATCTTGGGGAGACCCATGCACATGTTTGTCGATTGCGAACCCACCATTGAGTCAGACATCCCATTGCCGAAGCGGGCAACGGATGCGATGCCGGAGTTGAGTCCCCAAGAGGAACTCGACATGCGGGCACGAACTATTAAACTCTTAACTGACTTGGCTGGGACTCCGCTTGCAGCGGACGACACTCATATAAAGGAAGCAGAGAACCTCGCCCGTCAAATGATGACGGACCCCGCCTCCCGGCCCCAGTTTGCCAAGTACCCCAACGAGACAATGGCGTATCTGGCGGGCATGGTGGCCCAGAGCAACTGCATGCTGGTCAGCGAGTTGTCGGACCTCAAATTATACGTCGTCAACAAGTTGGTCTATGAGGTAGAACACGCACAGACGACGAAGGACCGCCTCGTCGCCCTTCGCAGTTTGGGGGAAATCGACGGAGTCGATGCCTTCAAACGGCGTTCAGAAATGACGATCCAAGTGAAGCCCATTGAAGAAGTCGAGCAGGAACTTCTTAGCGTTCTCAACAACATCGAATACGCAGTGGTCGAACCCAAAGTCCCAAATGCTCAGGCAGATGATGTCGAGTATGTCGTGGATGGCGGTAAAGATAACCACGGCGTAGAGAACGGCCCAGATGAAGCCTAACGCTTCAACGATATTGAACTCTAAGTTGTCTTCATCGGACATCGCCCGACTCCGTGCCGCGTTGCCCACTATGCCGGAGGCACAGAAACGGAAAACGGCTGAACTGCTGGTTAAATTATACAAAGAATCAATCAAGACGACCGGAAAAGATGATTTTTTGTCATTTATCAAGCACGTATACCCCGGATACAAGGTCGGACCGCACCATTTTCGCCTTGCAAGGATCTTTGAAGAGATCGCAGAGGGCAAAAAGAAGCGCGTAATCGTCAATATTGCCCCTCGACACGGCAAATCCGAAATGATTTCTTACCTCGCTCCGGCGTGGTTTTTGGGCAAATATCCGCACAAAAAAGTCATTATGGCCTCCCATACGGCGGATTTGGCGGTCAATTTTGGTCGTAGAGTGCGTAACCTCGTAGGATCGGATCTATACCGTGACATATTCCCCCAAGTTGTCCTCCAAGCAGACTCTAAAAGCGCTTCTCGATGGGGTACCAACTTCAACGGGGAATACTTCGCGATTGGCGTTGGAGGCGCTCTTGCAGGACGTGGTGCCGACCTCTTCATTATCGACGATCCCCATTCTGAGCAAGACGCCAAGCAGGGACTCCCACACGTTTTTGAACCTGCATGGGAATGGTTCCAGTCAGGACCGATCCAACGACTGATGCCGGGAGGCGCGATCATCGTCGTCATGACGCGATGGTCAAAGGCGGACCTCACCGGACAGATCATCGACCACATGGTCAAGAACGAGGACTCCGCCGAGTGGGAGGTTGTCGAGTTCCCTGCCATCTTAAACGACGAGCCGCTCTGGCCTGAGTTCTGGCCCTTGGAGGAACTGCTCGCCAAGAAGGCGGACATGGACGTGCGGTACTGGCAAGCCCAGTACATGCAGGACCCCGTGTCGGAGGAAGGCGCTCTTATAAAGAGAGATTGGTGGCAGATCTGGGATGGCGACGCCCCGCCGCAGTGCGAGTTCATCATTATGAGTCTCGACGCCGCGCAAGAGGCGACCAACCGGTCTGACTACAATGCGTTAACGACGTGGGGAGTCTTTTTCAACGAAGAGACCAAGTCGCATAACATAATTCTACTCAATGCCATCAAAGAGCGGTTAGAATTCCCCGATCTGAAACTGATGGTGACTGAGCAATACAACGAGTGGAAGCCTGACTCTTTCATCGTTGAGAAGAAGTCTAACGGAGCCGCACTCTACCAAGAGATGCGACGGACCGGCGTTCCCGTCAGTGAGTTTACCCCCGGCAAGGGGCAGGACAAGATCGCCCGAGTGAACTCGGTGGTTGATCTGTTTAGTGCTGGGATCGTGTGGGCACCGGACCGTCGGTGGGCGCACGAGGTCATCGAAGAATGTAACGACTTTCCTGCGGGGCGCAATGACGACTTGGTGGATAGTACCTCTCTCGCTCTTATGCGTTTTCGTCAGGGTGGCTTTATTAGGCTACCTACTGATGAACCAGAACCGCTTCAATTATTCCGATCCCGCCGACGCGGAGGATACTATTAAATGAGCATAGATAAGTCCCTGTACGCCGCCCCACAGGGGCTTGGCTCGTTGGATACCGATCCGATTCAAGAAGAGATCGTTGACCCTGAAGAGGTGCATATCAAAGGCCCCGGCTTTGAGATGCATATGGAGCATGGCAACGAGGAAGAGTTTGACGTAAACCTCGCCGAGTTGATGCCTGAGGGTCAACTCCTGTCTCTCGCGCACGACCTGTTGGGCGACATCGACGAGGACATCCAGAGCCGTAAAGAGTGGCTCGACACCTACGTCAAAGGCTTACAACTCCTTGGCCTCAAGTATGAGGAGCGCACCGAGCCTTGGCCCGGAGCGTGTGGTGTCTACCACCCACTGCTCATGGAGGCTGCGGTCAAGTTCCAGTCCGAGACGATCATGGAGACGTTCCCGGCGGCGGGTCCTGTCCGCACCGTGATCATCGGCAAGGAGACGCAGGAGAAGAAGGACGCTGCCGCGCGCGTTCAGGACGACATGAACTTCCAGTTGACGGAGATCATGCAGGAGTATCGTCCGGAACACGAACGGGCGCTCCTCACTTGCGCGCTCGCGGGTAACGCCTTCAAGAAGATTTACTTTGACCCGTCATTGGGTCGGCAGGTAGCCCCCTTCATTGCCCCCGAGGACATCATTGTCCCCTATGGCGCGGCAAATATTGAGACGGCGGAGCGCATTACTCATCGAATGCGGAAGACGAAGAACGAACTCCGCAAATTGCAGGTGGCAGGATTCTACCGCGATGTCGATCTCGGGGATCCACTGCGCGTTATGGACGAAGTTGAAAAGCGCAAAGCCGAACAACAGGGCTTCAGCGCATCGATGGATGAACGCTTTCAAGTTCTTGAAATTCATTGCAATCTGGACCTCCCCGGCTACGAGGATGAGGATGAGGCTGGCCCCACGGGGATCAAACTCCCTTACGTGGTTACGATTGAGAAGGGCACCTCGACAGTCCTTGCAATCCGTCGCAATTGGCTGGAGGACGACAAGTTAAAACTGCGTCGCCAGCACTTTGACCATTATGGATACATTCCCGGTTTCGGATTCTACTACTTCGGTTTGATTCATCTCATCGGCGGTCATAGTAAGGCGGCTACATCCCTGATTCGTCAGTTAATTGACGCAGGTACGCTGTCCAACCTCCCCGGCGGTCTCAAGTCCAAGGGCCTTCGGGTCAAGGGCGACGACACCCCCATCGCTCCGGGCGAGTTCCGCGACGTAGACCTCCCCTCAGGGTCTATCCGCGACAACATCCTCCCGCTTCCGTACAAGGAGCCGTCGCAGGTGCTTGCGGCGCTCATGGACAAAGTGGTCGAGGATGCCCGCCGGTTTGCAGGTTCGGCTGACCTCAACGTCAGCGACATGTCATCGCAAGCCCCGGTGGGTACGACGTTGGCGGTGCTTGAGCGGTCGCTCAAGGTGATGGGTGCCATTCAGGCGCGCATTCACTACACCATGAAGCAGGAGTTCAAACTCTTAGCGGCAATCATTCGTGACAACACGCCGGAGAGTTATGACTACGAACCAGAAACTGGCGCTGCTTCGGCAAAGCGTTCTGATTATGATCACTGCGACGTACTGCCTGTCTCTGATCCAAATGCATCCACGATGGCCCAGCGCGTGGTGCAGTATCAAGCGGTTCTACAACTCGCTCAGACAGCGCCTCAGATCTACAATCTTCCACTTCTTCATCGGCAGATGATTGAGACCCTTGGGGTCAAGAACGCAGCGAAACTCGTCCCGCTTAAGGACGACATGCAGCCGGTGGATCCGATCAGCGAGAACATGTTCATTCTGGTGGGCAAGCCTGTGAAGGCGTTCCTCTATCAGAACCATGAGGCTCATATCCAAGCGCACATGGCTGCGATGCATGACCCGATGATGCAGCAGATCATTGGTCAGAATCCACAGGCGCAGCAGATCATGGCGGCGGGCGCTGCACACTTGATGGAGCATGTGGCGTTCAAGTATCGGCAGGAGATTGAGAAGCAGTTGGGATCGTCACTGCCGCCTCCGCCGGACCTCGACACGGACACGGGCTACCTTGCGCCGGAGATTGAGGTGCAGTTGTCTGCCCTTGTTGCCCAAGCCGCACAGCAGTTGTTGCAGAACAATCAGCAGCAAGCGGCACAGCAGCAAGCACAGCAGCAAGCGCAGGACCCGCTCATTCAGATGCAGCAGCAGGAACTTCAGATCAAGCAGCAGGAGGTCCAGATCAAGGCGCAACAGGCGCAGACCGAAGCCCAGATCGCGCAGCAGGAGTTGCAGATCAAGGCGCAGCAAGCCCAACTTCAGGCGCAGTTACAACAAGCCGAGCAGCAGCGTAAGACCAAGAAGGATCTTATGGATGCCG